AGCGGGGCTTTCTCGTATTGATTTGCTTCACGACACGCTGTCTTCCAGTATTTAGCAAGCGGGCCGGTACCCTTGACGACAAACCCATCTAATCCTATATGCTTGATGTGTTTGACTTCTACATAGAAATCACTGGTAAGCACATGGCCTGCTTTGCTGACGCTACTTATATCCCCCGCTTGACTAGCAAGGTTGGTGCCTCGCCGGCCGGCAACGGTGGCGCGACCCCCAGACATAGCCGAACGCCAGAAAAGGTCCTCGCGTTTGCCGTGCGACACCCACAACGACAAGCGGCAGCAGCAGTCCCGCTCGAATGAAGACCCCTTAGCTTTGCTACCTCCCCTACGCATTTCCATCCTCATTAGCGGGGTTCTTGGTTATGTGATCGATCAGCTTACCCAGTTCGGGTCCCATACCCTTAGTTCCGATATCATCTTTGGTGCCAACGCTGAGCATGACAGGTGGATGCTGCAAAGCAAGCACTTCTAACAATATTGGCGCTCCGGCATTTAGCGCGGCTAGTTCTCTAGGTGAAGGTAGCCAAGCGCTGGTAAGGCTAGGCACGTCGTCCTTTAACACTACCGCGCGAACGTGCAGATCAACACACCGGCCAAGCTTCTCGTCATCCCAAGTAGAAGGCGGTTTTAACAGGTTGTTGTAATCTTTTATAATAATGGATTTCATGTGTACTTCCTCCTAGGCGGTGCGAACTTCTCATCTACCTCACGCCAAGTGCGGCGAACAGCTTTGCGCACCCCGATCAATTGCTTACGATATTCTGCATCGTCAAGCTTATCGGCCTCGGTCAAGTAGCTGCTAAGCTTAGTGCCGTTCAACACTTCCTTTGCCTTACCAGCCTGTTCAAGAAACTCAAGCGAGGCCGACAGATCATCGATGCCATAGCCAAAGCGTATAGAGAACTCACACTCACGAAACGGTAGCGATATCTTGTTCTTTGTACATTTGACTTTGACTTGCACGCCGGTTGCTCGCTTGATGCCCCCAATAGTTTTGTTAAGAGTCTTCAGGTGGCTAAGGTAAACAACTTGCGATGCGTAGAAGTCAAGTGCCTTGCCGCCGCTGCGCCGATACTTGTTGCCGAACATGGCGCCGATGTTCTCACGAACTTGGCTAATGATTAGGAAGTGGATGCGGCTGCGGCTCATGCCTTGTGTCAGCCGACGAAACATTTGGCCTAGCTGCTTTTGCTTTTCCATGCCGTAGCTGCCTTCGTTCATCTCGCGGCCAAGCTCGGCAGTGCTGCTCAAAGCGTCAAGGCTATCGATGATGTACAGGCCGGGTTGCCCTGACTCTTGGCCTTGAGCAATCGCCTGTTTCAAGTCATCGTGAATGTGCTCGATTGTTTCCCATTGAGTGTCGATGCCGTCTGGTCCAAAGTCGACCTTATCGACCGGCAAGCCTAGGGTTGCGGCGTATTCTTCATCGAAGGCGGCTTCGGCCTCACGATACCAAATATGACCGTCTGGCCATTTGCGGGTGAAGTTGGCTGCGGCCTCAATGGCGCACAGCGTTTTGCCGGTAGACTTGTCGCCTACAAGATTGGCAATGCGTCCCAACGGCCAACCACCACCTAGCACGCAATCGAACAGCACACAGCCAGTCTTTATGAAATCTAGTTTGGATTCTTTGAAGTAATCGTTACTAGGGGCAGCTTCTTCGACTTTGTTCAAGCGACGGCGCATATGGTTTGCTTTCAGTTAGTGAGAGACGGACGGCATCGTCAAATGGGGTTGAAACCGATGCCGTCCGTACCCAACTCCACACCCGGTTAGCTGGAGTCGAGTTCTTGTTACCTACCGCGGCGCCTGTTCTTCATCGCGGCGAGCTTGGCCTTGGCGCGGTTGCTGGCTGACTTGCCCTTTGGCTCGTCATCCTCTTCCTCGTCAGGGTCGACTTCCTCTTCGTCGTCGGCATCGACCTCTTCGTCTTCATCGTCGTCAGCCTTAGCCTTACCACGTTTCGGCTTGACCTTGCTACCGCGTTTGCTGGGAGCCTCCTTCTCCTCATCATCCTCACCTTCCTGCTCAGTGTCATCGTCTTCCTCGCTGCCGTCGTCGTCATCATCCTCATGACTTCTCCGAGCCTTACCCTTGGCCGGGCGGCGAGTTGGCCGAGTAATCTCCTCCTCGTCGTCGGCGTCAGCCTCTTCATCAGCCTCTTCCTCGTCATCGTCCTTGGCCTTGGCCTTGCCTTTGGCTCGACGCTTTGTTGGCTTCTCCTCCTCGTCGTCGGCGTCAGCCTCTTCATCAGCCTCTTCCTCGTCATCGTCCTCGTCACGTGTCACTCGCTTTTTGTTACTGCGGGTTGCTCGCTCGTCGGCCTCCTCGTCATCTTCATCGGCTACCATGCGCTGGCGCTTGACGGCACCCTTGCCACGCTTCTTCGGCGCTTCATCTTCCTCATCGTCCTCGCCGTCATCGTCATCGTCGCCCTTCTTCTTACGAGCCGCCTTGCCGTGCAGCACCTTTTCCAAGTGCTCCTCGTCATAGTATTGCAGAATTTCAGGCAGCGGCGTCTCGGTAATCAAGGCGAGCCAACGGGCTTGCCGCTTGGAGTTGTCGCTCAAGGCCGACACGTCGCGTGAAACTTCCACCGACACGTACTTGGTGCGAAGTTCCTTGCCCTCCTTGACGAAGGCAACATCGTAACCCTCGTCTGGGTCGTCGATGTACATTGGCGTATTGTCGCTCTTGTTGACGCTGCGATTGTTGATCTCGCGAAACAGCGTCAACGGCATTGCCCAAGCTTGCGGGCCGGCCTTCTCGTTGTCGCGGTCGATCACCCAGCACAAGGCGCGGCGATTGATACGCAGGGCGTTTTGCTCGTCCTCGTCTTTGGTGTCGGCTCGGGCCGCGCAGATCGGGCAGTCTTCACCCTTCATCTTCTCGAGGCAAAGATAGGCTGAGTTGTCGGCGCCGATGCCGTAGTGGACATCGATGTAGATAGCCCAGCCGTCGCCCCACTTGTCGAGATCGTCCCAGGTAAGGGGCATGATGCGAATGTTGTTGTCGCCGTCCTTTGCCTTGAAGAACTGGACACCCTGCTCAATGTAGCTGTCGAAACTTCCACTGCTGGCCTTGCTAGCCTTTGCAATGCTTTCGACTGTGCGGCTACGGCCACGATACTCGAAAGAACGGCTGCTCCCTGATTTTGTCTTCATAGTCGCTAAGCTCCTTACTGTTTACGTGGGATGTAGGGTCGTGTTTCGTGCCTTAAGTCATACTCACGCTTGGTGCGAAAGTAAGCTAGGGACGCACCTCTCGCAATTAGATAGCTGGCGATAGGTGCGAGCATTAAAAACCCAACCCCACCAATTATCCAGGTCACGATCACCTCTAACGTTTCTAGTTGCATTACTTGCCTAACCTAGCTCTTCGTCCTTCACCTGCCTTTCTTGCCATTGCTTCGCCACGCTTGTTTTGAAATTCCTTTGTGTTGCGCTCGGCTGCCGACACGTCGAGCTCTAGGCTCATTCGCTTGATCTCGAGCGCCACTAGCTCGCGCAGCATGTAGCTGCGTTGATGGAACGCTTCCTTCATAGCGCCCCACTCCTCAGCCTCGGTCTTGGCATCAAGATGCGCTCGCTGTGCCTTTTGCATGCGCTGCTCATTCTTGATAGCGTTGGCAATGCCGGTCTCGGTGGTCTTCTCTTCATTGACGGCCGCCGCTTCCCTGATCTCTTTGTCGAGCGAAGCGTGCAGCTCATCCATGTCGAGTTTGGCTGCGTCACGAATTGCCGCCGCTTGTACTTGGGCGCTGGCAATGTCATAGAACAACCCGGCCTGATTCTGCAAGCAGCTCTCCAAATCACTGCGATCGATCTCGAGTTCACCGCGAAAACTTTCGGCTAGGTTGCTGCCGTTGCTTGACTTCTTTGCCATTGTATTAGCTCCTTTGCTTAGTTGTTCCTAAACAGGCGTCTCCACCAAGGCTTAGGCGCTTCGATATCCCACACTTCCTCATCTATCTTTATTTGTGCGTGCCTGTGGGTAACGACGCGCCCGAACACTTTTGGCGTTGGTCGTAAGGTTAGCTCAACGAACGTCTTAGAATTAGTCGCGGACCACGTCCCTACACGCAGAACGTACTGGTCTATAGAGACCTGTCAACCGTACTTCTCAGATAGTTCGTCGTTCATTGCCCGGTACCTTTCAATAACTACATACTGTTTCTAACTAAGCAGGCGGGCACATCTAATCACGATGGGTGATATACCATCCATTGAGTTGCACGGCTGCTCGAAGGCTTCAAGCACGGCTAACGCTTGCTGGAGCTTATCGCCCCTGGGGATGTTGAGAGCCATCGTCGTCATGTAGGCACGAATGACTTGACGCACGCTCTCAGCATTTTGGTCCTTCATCATCTTCAGCATTGATTGGCACTCACGCCAGTTTGCGCCTTTGGCTAGCAGTTGCGCAAGCTGATAGGCTTGAGGAGTTTCGAATGCCGAGTGCAGCATCTCGCTTGCTTCTTCAACCGACTTGACTTCCAAGCAGGCTGCTAGGTTTGCCAGCGCTTGGCCGGGCGAGCCTTGAGCTTCGGCAGCGCACAAGTCAATAATCTTGGCTTGGTCGGTGCCGGGCTTCTTTCGCTCGTTCGCAATAATGGTAGTCAAGTAGTCAGACAGCACGTCGGGGTGAATTGGTTTCAAGGTGAGATGCAAACACCTACGGCGAATAGCGACAGGGATTTTCGTGGGCTCAGTAGTACACATGAACCACCAGCCCCAATCGGGTGGCTCCTCTAATGCTTTGAGTAGAGATGTAACGGCCGGCTTGCTCAGTGCGTGGGCCTCGTCCAATATGATTGCTTTGGCTTTGCCAACTAATGGTGCGAAGCTCATGCCTTCTGCTATGTCGCGCATGTCGTCAATGCCGGTATGGGTCGCAGCATCCACTTCCATTATATCACCTGCCTTGCAACCGGCGACACTGGCGGCAATGCGGGCAAGCGTTGTTTTGCCCACGCCAGTAGGACCAGTAAGAAGTATGGTTTGGCTCGTGCCCTTTTCGATAGCCTTCTTGAGTGAGGCAACTTGACTGCGTTGCCCGATAACGTCATCGAACTTC